ACTGTTCAAGGTTTGCTACCACACCAGATCCACTAACTTCAATTTTTATTATTGGAAATGGTCCAGGGGTAGTTAAGTCTTATAATACAAACTCTTCTTATTCTACTTTTGATTTTGGAGTAACAATCAAAGATTTGAGCTATTATTCTCCAACCCTTACCTCCGCCTCTAGAACCTCCTTCTGTATATTTCAGGGTGAAAGTGGCGCTAGTAGTACTTCATCAACCTTTACTTTTCAAAACATATCTGCCACAGGCGCGCCAGAAAGAGAGACTGACTCTACTATCGCTGAATATTTTCTGGTTGTAGCAAGAATAAGTTCAACTACCGGTGAGGAGATATCCCGGATATCTAAACCTTCTAAAATCTTTATTACTTCAAATTTTATGAAGAGAATGGGCGCCCACCAAAGCGGAAACATACCTGAAAATATAGTGGTAGAATTTACAAATCAGTTTGTCACGTCAGGAGTAGGAACAACAGCCGATATACAGGATATAATCTGTACTTCCAATATTTGTATCGGGATCGTTCCAAACAATACGGCTGAATCCTCCTCGATATTGAGAACCTCCTTCCAATACGCAAACCTTTTGGGTATAATAGAGGCATCCAACGTAACAAGATCAGATCTATAGTAGGTGCTTATGGCGGGAGAGGAAAAGACGGCTTTAGAGATAATTTTAGAGCTACCATCTATTTTGAAGAAAATAGAGAATAAAATTGACGTATTAGATACTAACTTAAAGATACTCAACACTAAGTTAAATAAAATAAAAAATCAAGATTCTCCAATAGAATTAGGTCAAAAATCAAAATATCAAGAGCCTCAAAAAGAGGCGGATAAGCCTGTACCATCTGATGCATCAGTGATGCCTACTGCCACACCTGGGCCGATAGAACCCTCTTCTGCTGGAATGCCAAACTTAAAAACTAGTCAGAAGCTAATATTAGGCTCAATTAAAGTCTTCAGTAAGATAAAAACAGCATCAGGAAAAGCTGTTGATGGAATGACAATTAATATTTTTGACAAATCAAATGAGCTAATTAGAAATTTAGTGACTGACAAGGAGGGCTATTGGGAATGTAAGTTACCACCAGGAGTTTATTCCGTCGAAATGCTTCATCCAAAGTTAAAAACAATAAACAAGGAAATTGATCTTAAGAAAGATATGAAATCTTATGAGGTAGTTTAATGTTAATGATTAAGGTTAGTAAGAAAAATTTAAAAGAGGATACTGTAAATAAAACCTTTGGAATAAATATTTTATCTTACATTAAAAATTTATTTAAAAATGAAAAAATTAATATAATTAATGATTCTAAAACCTTGGAGCTTATTGCCTCAGATATTTCCGAAGAAAATGAAGATAAAACTACTATTGAGCTAACTTTTAAAAAAATAATAACTATTAATAATCCGGATACAATAGATAATCATGGCCTAGATAGAATTGTTTCTGAAGTTAAAAACTTCTGTGATCAGGCAGTTAAGATAAATAACTATGTATATTTACCCTTAAATATGAGGGAAAAGAAGAATGCCGATACTAGAGCAAGCACTACCTAGCGGTACGAACGGGGATCATCGAGTCTTCTCGGATTTTTTTGCAAACAACCATATCGTTCAAAACGTAGCTGTTGTTCAGCCGAAAAATCTCTTAATACAATCCTTAAGAGATCTTTTTAGAAAAGATTCAATATTTACCTATCGTGATGATGAGTATGGTTTTCCGCTTACTCCAGACCTAACCGGAAAACCCTTAGACACAGAAGAGTCTACAAAAATTCTTATCTCTGATATTTATCGTTATGATGTAAAATTTTTTCCGGCAATAACCATAAAGCATGATGGTGGTTCTTACAAGCCAGTTTCATTTAATCAAGAAGGTACCTACAAATATAGAATAGACTATATAGAAGATGCTTATGGTGGAAGAAGAAAAATTTCAACCCCAACACACAAAGTTTATGCTGGAAGGTGGGAGTTAAATATAAGTGTTGGTGTCTATTGCGAAAGCTCATCTGAACTTCAAGAGCTAATAGATATAATTACTATGGGACTTCAATATGTTCTATGGAATGACTTAAGAGCATCTGGATTATTTATTCAAGGTCTATCTATTGGTGGAGAATCATCGGAACCCTACGCGAATGATTACATCTATTCTCAAAGTATAACACTAAGATGTCTTTCGGAGTGGCGTGTCGAAATACCGCTTGAAAATATCATTGAAAAAATAATGTTTTATTTTGATTCCATAAAGACAGAGACAGGAAATGGAGACAGTTCTGCTAATTCTACCGTATTAAGATACAGTGACATTTTGGAACTTACTAAAATTTGAACTACTAATAATAGATGGTCTAATTTAAATTTAGATTTGGAGGTTTTTAACTATGGCTAATATCCCAGGAATAAGCGGCTACGTACAGCCCGGTACTTTTGCAAGAGACAGAGTTGTAACTCGCGGCGTTTCAATCCCTGGTGGCCTTCGCATCACCTGTATTATGGGAGAAGGCCTCAGAGAAGAGGTTATTGTCGATTCTGCTTTTGGCGATGGTCAGGATGGTTCCGCTAGCTGTAGTCCAACTGGTAATGGCGATAGCAAGTATTTTCAGCTTGCAGAATCTCCAGTAGTAGTGGGAAGAACAAGAGTTTTTCTCAATGGTACCGAGCTATACGGCACAGAAGGACTTGTGGATGGAAGCTCCTTCTCTAGTAAGTTTGACTTTAAGCTTGACCCAGATTCTGGATGCATCGAGCTTCAAGGTGCTACCATAGGTGATCAAAACGGAAAGAATTACTCCGCATCATCCTCCAACGTTGGAAACGGATCAATTGTAGACACCACCTGTGGTGATTACGAGTTAATTTCTCTGGTGGATCTAAACGCCCTTGCAGAAAGATGGACTGTAAGATGCGTTTCTGTTATCAGAGATTCTCTAGGTAATCCAATTCCTGGACTCTCAACTTTCACTGTCTCAGGATCTGTTTCTGGTCAAATAAAAGATTCTTCAGGTTCTCCAATCCTATTCCACGGAACAAATCCCGCCCTCTTTAACAGAAGTGGTGGAGCAATCCCTGGAACAGCCGATATTTGTACCGATTCCTACGTCGTTGCAGATGACTCCGTATATGGACTAGGTTCTGCAGATGTTTCTGGTGATGATGCTTCTCTAGGTACCACTGATCGCTTTCAGGTAGATGCAGATCTAGTGAGTCCTGGACAAGTACTCGTTGGAGATCACCTCTGCATCACCGCAGATGGATACAATTCTGCTGATGGAATTGTTATCAAATCTCTTTCTTATAGTTCCTCTACCGGAAAGACTACCATCATCCTGGAGACAGACACTCTTGACTCCGATCTATCAGGAGTATCCTGGTCAATTAGATCTTCTGATATCTTCATTGACGACGTAAGCGTTGCTCATGATTCCTCAGGCACTCCAGCAACCGCAGGTTATTTCTCCAGCAGAGATATTGGCAAGGTAGTTCTTCTCTGTGATGGACCAGCTGCCGGCTACTATGTTATCAAGGCTGTAACCTCATCCCGTAGAGTAAGAGTTTACCTTCTTGGAGACTCTGGCACCGGCTACCCGGAGATGGTGTCCGGCACAACCCCTGGAATTGCAGATGGCGGCGAAAATGTTACCTTCAGCATCCTTGAGACAAACGGTATATTGGTCTTTGGAATTAGAGAAGGTCTTGCGGTAAACGATACTAGCGGACCAAATATTGCCTTCGCTGTTGGAGATAAGTTTTTCATTGACGTGAAATCCAAAATCCTAAAGAGTGGTGATAGACTAGAGGCTAACTACATTCCAGAATTAACCCTAAATGATCCCGAATTCTTTGTTAGCGCAAATGATCTATTCTCCAAGCACGGAACACCCAGCCTAACAAACACCCTCTCCCTCGGCGCTCAATTGGCATTTGAGAATGGTGCCCCCGGATTACTTGCAATGCAGTGTAAGCCTGCGGTTCCAAGACGTTCAAACGCCACCCTATTTTCCGAAAAAGTTAACGGAAAGGGCGGATTCCCAGCTTGCGGAGGTACTTATACCAATTGTCAGGTAGATGATCTTTCCTTTATCATTCCTATGCCGGCCTCTGGCCTCGGAACTGGCGCTCCGGATTCCACCACTGGAATTAACTTCTTCGTGACTAGACGCGGAGTAGAGACTCAAATCTTCCCCAATAAAGTAGATTTCTATAACTCTCAATTTGAATCTGAGACTGCACAAACTGCATTTATTTCCAACCCACAGTACGCCTACTCCTATACCGTAGTAAATACTGATGTTAAGATTACCGGACAGGGAATTAGCGCAACACTCGTCGGCTCAACCGGTTACTTTACATCTCTCGATGTAGATTTTGATGGCGCAGACGTTGGTAGAATTATAGTGGTGCAATCCCTAATTGAAGATGATGGAAGCACTGTTGCCACCACCAAGAGTGAGATTGGAACATATCTCTTTGGCTCCGGAACAACCGTTGAATTGGAAATTATGGAAGTAATCAATGATAATACGGTTCTGGTTCAATCCATAGAAACACTAGAGTCCTTTCAGTCCACCGCTAGCGCAACCGACATCGTCTTCTTTGTTAAGGACGAATCTGACACCACCAATGTGGCTGCAAAAATTCTTCTTCATAGAGATTTAGTTGCAAGCAAAACTCTAATGCCAGGTGATGGTCTCCGAATCTCCTATATTGACGAGAAGGATTCTGAATTCTTTGATACCAATTGGTTTGAAGCATTCGAAAAGCTTGAAGCCGCAGAATGCCAGATTATCGTTCCTCTCCCAACTCAGAATATTTCTGGTATCTTCCGCGCATCAGTTTCTCACTGCGAGACTATGAGCACCATCGCTAACCAGAAAGAAAGAATGACCTTAATTGGCGCCCAGAGAGGCCTCACTACCGCTGCACTTCTCGGCCAGACCGAAGTAGCCATTGAGGATATCGGCGTCCTAGAGGGCATCCAGGGTGATGATGCAGCAGAAATTCTCGATAGCAATACCGAAGATCTTGCCAACTACAAGCTCTCAGACAACTTCAATAGTAACCGCGCAGTTTACTTCTACCCAGACCAGATCATCAGAAATGTTTCTGGCGTAAATAACTACGTCAATGGCTTCTACATGGCCGCCGCAGCAGGAGGTTATCTTTCCGCTACACAGAATGTCGCCGTTCCACTCACCTTCAAGGAACTCACCGGATTCTCCATCGGAAGAGATCGCATCTTCCGTAAGCAGATTCTCGACCAACTTGGCGGAGAGGGAGCAACCGTAGTTCAACCAATCACCGGCGGCGGAAGGGTTCTCGCAGGACGCACCACCAGTCAATCTGGTTATGTAGAGGATGAAGAAATCTCAATTGTCTTTATTCGTGACAGAGTAAAGAAAGTTCTTAGAGATTCCATGAGGTCATTCATCGGAACGGTAGAGGACGCAAATACTCAGGGTCTAATGACCGCCAAGACAAAGACTATCATGAGCGCCTTGGTATCTCAGGGTCTTATCACAGACTTCAGAAGTATAAGGGTAGAGAGAGATAAGGTTGATCCTAGACAGTGGAACATCTATCTGCAGTTTACTCCAGCTTATCCAATCAACTATATCTTTATTGACATTTTAGTGGGAATAGCCGAGTAATCTTTATTACATCTTTCCCCATTAATTACT